ATATCGTGGTAGTCAATTGGAGAAACAATCCGTGGTGGAATGAAGAACAGGAAAGGTTACGGGCTTGGGATTACGTGCATCTGAGTCGGGCAAAGTACGATTGGATTTGGGAAGGTAAGTTCAATGACGATATCGAGAACGCCATTATCCCGGCCGAATGGTTCGATGCAGCAATAGATGCACATATCAAACTCGGTTTCAAACCACGAGGCGTTAAAGTTGTATCTCATGATCCGTCAGACAAAGGACCCGATGAAAAAGGACTGTGCTATCGTCACGGTAGCGTGATTCTGGACGTACAAGATAAGGCTGGACTAGATGTCAATGAAGGCTGTGACTGGGCCTTAGACTATGCTATTGACGTTCAGGCGGACGTATATACATGGGATTGTGACGGTCTGGGTGCGGGATTGAGGAAGCAAACTCTCGACGCTATCGCAGGCAAAAAGATGGATCACGTCGAGTTCCGCGGTGGAAAGGGGGTTGATAATCCTAAGCAAATCTATCAGAAGGTTGATAGCCATCCGAATACCAAGGCGAAAAACAATGAGCAAACATTCAAGAATCGACGAGCTCAGTACTATTGGATGCTACGGGACCGGTTTTACAATGCCTATCTGGCGGTGGAGAAGGGTAAGTATATCGATCCGGACGAGATGATCAGCCTATCCTCGAGCATATCCAATATGTCTGCATTGCGGGCTGAAATCTGTAGAATACCCAGAAGGCCGAATGGTGCTGGGTTGATTCAGATCATGAGCAAAGAGGAAATGGCACGGCTGAAGATTGCTTCACCGAATATGGCGGATTCGCTCATGATGAGCCTGGCTACACCTCCACCCAGCGTCGCGGGTATGTCACTAAAGTTTGCATCTGTTTATGGCTGATTAATGAGGTTATTGCCCACACTTGAAGAAGTGGAATCAGACTCGGTTCCAAAGTGCCCTGATTTTGATGCAGACTGTGCGGATGTCCCTGACAAACTATGCTGTTATCTCGGCCTTCCTGATTTAGGACTGGCGGATGGCTATTGTCCTTATCTTGTTGTAAAACAGAATAATGGCTGACGAATTCGCGGACCACAAAGGCGTATTGCTTCTCCTGCGTAAGGCCCAAGCTGTAGAGACCGATGTGCGTGAGATCGTACGCGAGGTTCATACCTTCCTCGATGCCAAAGACGGGCAATGGGATGATCAAGCCACCAAGGCATTCGCAGGTAGACCACGTTATACCCTAGATAAATGTAACGACTTGGTTGACGACATAGCCGGAGCCATTGAACAGTCTGACTTTGACCTTCAAGTGTTACCTACTGGTGGTGATGCTACCGAAGATCTCGCAAAAACCTATGATGGGCTGATTCGCAACATACAGAACTTGTCGAACGCCTCTGATGTATACGACGCATCAACTCGCATGATGGTCCGTGCGGGTATGGATGGATGGCGGGTTAATCAGCGATGGGGCGATAACAATACCTTCGATCAGGATCTCTTCATCGACACAATCTCAGATTTTGTGGACCGAGTCTGGTTTGATCCTAAATCCGTACTGCAGACTCGAGAGGACGCGGGTTATTGCTTCGTACTGACTGACATGATCAAGAGTGATTATGACAAGGAGTTCCCCGAAAGCAGCGGCCAATCAATCAGTATGGATAACGTCACTCAATCGGATCGATCACCTGAAACAGTGGTAGTAGGAGAGATACTTTACAAGGTGGAGGTGACGCGCCGTATTGTAGAGCTCACTAATGGGGCTGTGTACGTTGATGACGAAAAGTTTCAGTCGATTAAAGATGAGTTAGAAGCTCAAGGAGCCGTTGAAAAGCGTTTCCGTTTTCGTGATATGACCGTAGTTAAAACCCGCATATTCGATGGCAGTAATTGGTTAACGGACGTTCAAGATACAGTGTTCGAACTAATCCCTATTATTCCGGAATACGCTAACTGGTCAGTACGGCGCAAGGTGCCGAATTATTGGGGCATCGTCACGAAGAAGATGGATGCACAGCGTATCTACAATTATGTGGAGTCGAGAAAGGTAGAAGAGGGCGCGTTGGCGCCACTTGCAAAGATCTTGGCGACAAAGACCCAGATGGGCGGCGATCAGGCGGCATGGGAACGTCTGAACGTATCCAGTGATCCAGTGCTTCCTTATGAACCTGATGAAAGCCCGGGTGTGGCACCTCCCTACAAGCTTGGCGGTGCTGAAATCAATCCTGGCCTTGAGGTCAGCTCACAATCAATGCTACAGAACCTCCAAAGCACCGCGGGCATCGATCAACTCCTTGGCCAACCATTGGGCTTACAGTCGGGTCTCGCTGTAGAGCTCAAGCAGAACCGAGGAGATACGCGCAATTACAAATACACACGTTCCAAACAGATAGCCATATGCCATACCGGGAAAATACTGATGCGGGCTATTCCCAAGGTTTATGACACAAAACGTCAAGTACGCATCATAAATGAAGATCAATCGAACGAAATGGTCATGTTGAATGACGCGGTTATCGATGAGGAAACGGGTGAGCGTGTAGAGGTCATAGATTTATCTAAAGGCGTTTATGACGTGACTTGCAGTGTGTCTAAGTCCTATAAGAATCGCCAGAGTGAGACGGTTAACTCTATCGTCGAGGTGGCCTCTATCGATCCATCGATTATTGAAGATGGCCGTGATGTGCTGTACAAGAGCCTGAATGCGCCTGGCTTTGATGTCCTGGCCGAACGTGCTAGGCAAAAAATGGTAATAAACGGTCAAATACCTGAAGAACAATTGACCGACGATGAGATAGAATTCCTGGCTAATCAGCCGGAACCACCGCCAGATCCAATTGCCGTGGCGCTAGAGCGAGAAGCGGAAGCAACAGATGATAGGATTGAACTCGCGGGTATCGAGGCGGCACGTAAGGACAGGGAGACTGATGCGAAGATTGCAAAACAGGAAGCTGACGAAGATCGTGCATCATTGAAAGAAGCGATGGAACAGGTCAAACTAGCGGGTGATTTATTGAATCAGCACGCTGATACTTGGAATAAGATACGCGAGGCGATGGGACTTGATGCGATTACTGGGCCGGGAGGCTTAAAAGCGTTCATTGATCAGGGATCAGTAGTACGAGAAGCCCAAGCGGAACAACTCTAAAAGCGGAATATTATGGAACCAGACGTCGAACAAGCGGAAGTAGAACAAGCAGACGTAGAAACGCACGAAGGCTTCATCGGGCTCGACAAGCATCAAAAAGAAGTCAACCATCAGCACAGAAAGTTTCGAGACGAAGAACGTGATCGAGTTAAAGCCGAAGAACGTGCAAGCACGGCTGAGAAGCAACTTGAGGAACTGAAACAAAAGCAGGCAGTGGTAGAAATACCGCCAGTTCCGGATCAATATTCGGAAACATACCAAGAAGATATCAGAGCGCGCGATGAAGCAATCGCGGCTCAAACAAAGCAGAACGCAGCAAATGAAACGGCTGTCGCAGAGCGAAAAACAAAGGATGAGGCTCGTGTAGCCGATGAAAATGTAGCGTTAGAGAAACGTGTTGCTGCATTTGATTCAAACATGGTTACGCATGGACTGAACCCGGTTGAAACGAAGACTGCGGCAGATACGATCATTAATTATGGAATATCCGACACTTTTCAAGACATTCTATTGGAAGATCCGGATGGCCCATTGTTCGTAAATTATCTCTCGCAAAATCCTGTTGAACTCGAAGAAATGAACAGGATGACGACGTTACAACTCGTTAATCATTTAAACAGTGATATCAGGGCCAAAGCCTCCTTACTTAAACCAAAAACGAGTAACGCGCCCAACCCGCCCCTCACATTACGTGGTGGCGGTGCTCCTGAACAAAAGGAATCTTGGGAACAAGGCGCTGTTTACGAGTAAATAGGAGCTTTGGTCATGGCCAACGACTTAACGAGTAACGTCACTCGGAAATTGATGCGTGTGTTTTTGAAGCACTTCGAATCGAATCGAGTGGTTACAAAGACGGTTGACACGCAGCTTTTTGAGGGCAAATTCGATCCCGCATCAGGGACGACCGTGGACATCAAACGTCCACACGACTATCGGACAATTCGGACTTCAGGCGGTGATATCTCTAGTTCAGTCAAAGACGATATCCTCGCTGGTAAGGCCACGGCAACAGTTCAGAATTATTTCACTTCGGCAACGGAGTGGGGCAATGTTGAAGAAGCGCTTGAACTGGATCAACTTGATAAGATCATTGCACCGATGGCACGCCGTATTGTCACGGATCTCGAGACGGATTTCGCACAGTTCATGCTGGAGAATTGTGGTCTGGTTCACGGCACTCCTGGCACGGCTGTAACGGTGTGGTCAGATGTTGCCGAGGCTGGCGCGCTGCTGAGTTCTATCGGTGTCCCAAGCGATATGCCTTGGTACTATCTGATGAATCCGTTTACGCAAGTTGTTCTGGCGAATCAGCAAGCGACCGTTATTGCTGGTCCCGATGGGCTGATCAGGACTGCATGGGAGAATGCACAAATCGCGCGCGACTTTGGCGGTATGCGGGCATTGACGGCAAATGGGCTCGGTTCCGTAACGATTGCGGCGATTGCAGACCCGGCTGGTGCGGTTAATGGCGTGCCAACAGCTACGTATGTTGCGGCGAAGGATTCTATGCAGCAAACGATCATCGTGGATGGTTTTGGCACGTTTGGCGGAACATTGCCAGCGGGGTCGGTCGTTCAGATTGGCGCTGCTGAAGATACTGCGCTATTGAATCAATCGACTAGGAATCCGGCACTCGACGGTGCAGGTGCCAGTATCCCCTGGCGCGGCGTTACTGTTTCAGATGCGGCATTCACGAGTGGCGCGGCCACATTAGTTGTATCGTCTCCGGCAATTTTGGAGACGAATGTTGCTTATAACACAGTGGATAATGCCATTGAGGATGACGATATATTAGACATCCTTACTGAAGGTGCGACGTTCTCACCAAACCTGTTTTATCATCCGCAAGCGTTCAGCATGGCCTCAGTGAAGCTACCGAAGCTGTTTTCAACCGATACAACAGTGGTAACCGAGGATGGATTCTCGCTTCGTGTTTCGAAGTACGCAGATGGTGATGCGAACCAGCAAAAGGTTCGTTTCGACCTTCTCCCGGCTTACGCCACGTTAAATCCTTGGTTCGCAGGTCACGGTTGGAAAACCTAAAGGCTAAGTCCTATGTTGAAGATGGGGATGTCGGGTGCGGCGCACCTGGCTCCCTGTCGTGGCATAAGTGCTATGTCCTTCAGGCTGAGGATAAGGTTGCGTATATCCGAGAAGCTTTCCCGGATATGTCCGATGAAGATAAGCTGGAGCTCACGGTTTTTCTGATAACGGAGATGCTGAACGATGCCGACGGTCACTGAGTTTGTTACAGGCGCACTCAAGCTATTAGAAGTTAGAACGGCAGAGTCTGCGATTACCCCGGAAGAGGCTCAAGACGGCCTTATCTCGCTTAACGACATGATGAATGAGTGGAACGTCGATGGCATCAACATCGGCTATGAAACACTCGATGACGTTGAAGATGAGGTATTTGTTACACTCGGTTCTGAGGGGGCCATCAAGGCGAATCTCGCGGTATACATTGCTCCGGAATATGGTCGCAATGTCACAGCAATGCTCTTTGAGAGGGCAAAACGGTCTAAACGCTCGCTACGCGCATCGATACCACTGAATGCGTCGCAGTTTCCAGATACTTTACCGATTGGCAGTGGCAATGAAGACAATAACTTCACACCAGATGGGGACGCACCTGGTGGCCTTCAAGATTCTAAATTCTACCCGTCTAATGTCGAACGCAAATGCAATTAGAGATAGCGACAGGATTCTATCAATCAGCATCTTTACCATTGGCGGCACAGCGGTGTATTAACTGGGAACCTGTCATCGCGGAGGAGAGCGCGTTAAACGAGCGTGCGCTATTCGACCCTCGAGGCATTTCAACCAAGACTCTAACCGGCGCCACTATCGTTGGCATCAATCGTGGTGCTCAGAAAGTTAATGGTGTGCCGTACTTCATCAATGAGACGCGGCTTTATTCGTTCACTCTCGCTGGAGTCGTCACTAATCACGGTGAGATCATTGGTTCCGGACGCGTGTCCTTGGCGAATAACAGGCGATTTCTGGTTATCGTGGTTCCTAGTGTCACGGCCTATGTATTCGATAACGAGGACGATTCGTTAACTGAGATTACCGATATCGATTTTCAGGTATCGGATACGGTATCGTTTAAAGATGGGGTTTTCATATTCACCGCAACGGATGGCAAACAGTTTTTTCACTCGAATCTTAATCAGCCTCTGGTCTATAACGCGCTCGACTTTGGTTCTGCAGAAGTCCGCCCGGATAAGATTGTGGCCACGCACGTCAATCGTAATGAGTTATTTGTTGCAGGTGAAGATACGTTCGAACGATTTCAGAATATTGGTGGTTCTGGTTTCGTATTTCAACGTGTGAAGGGTGGAGATATACAAAAGGGATTACACGCTAAGTTCAGCATCGTGGACTTCGATAACTCTTTTGTGTTCCTTGGTGGTGACGTGGATGAACTGACTTCCGTTTGGCGTATGGAAGGTGATGCAGTCAATATCTCTACGTCGGCTATCGATAATGCGATTCAGGAATATACCGAGGATGAGATTGCGGATGCCTTTGCATTCACTTATGCCTATGGTAGAAACTTCTTTGTAGCATTCACGTTTGCCTCGACTCGAATCCCATCGAAAACGTTCGTCTATGAAGCGACTACATCTGCCCTAACAGGCCGGGACACTTGGCATGAGCGTCAATCTGGTGTTACGGACGATAAATGGCGCGTTACCAGTCTTGTGAGTGCGTATGGTGACTTGTTGGTGGGTGATTCAATCGATGGTCGTATTGGGATTCTGGAGAAAGATACGCACACAGAGTATGGCAATGTTATTTTCAGACAAAAAACATCTATGCCTTTTCAATCTGACCAATTCCCGTTATTTGCTAGTGAACTCAAACTGAGAATGGAGGCTGGTGTTGGTACGATTGCTGGATTAGATCCGAAGATCAAGATGGAATACTCGGACGATCAGGCGGGAAGTTTCCAGATAGCCGGGCTGCGGTCATATGGAAAGATCGGTCAGCGCCAACGTATACCGGCTTGGCGACGTCAGGGGCGAATACCGCGAGAGCGAGTACTACGGTTTACCACGACTGAGCCGGTGGTAAGTATCCTTCTGCGCCTCGATGTGACGGCTTCTCAGAGTGAGCAGTTGTGACGATTATTGTCACCAATCGATATGACCCGATAACGGCGCAGGGCGGCAAGCCAACGATACGTTTTGCTGATGTCATGGAAGATCTGGTTAATGGGGTCAATGACCTTAACGCAAAGCCAATCAATGACATCACCGATGATTTCGCGTTGATATTGACTAACGCAGGTCAGGTTATTCGATATGCTGGCACCACCAATATCACTATTACTATACCGGCCAGTACGGATGTAGAGTTCGACGTCGGAACGGAGATTGAGATTCAGCATGATGGGACTGCAGTAATCACTGTTGTCATAATAACCGATACATTGACGAGTTCCGCGGGCCTTGGAACGGGACCAAGGAAAATCGCGGCTAAGGGCGATGCGCGGTTATTCTTAACAGCTTTGACGAATTGGAAGATCAGCGGGAATCAGATCACATAAAATGCAAAAGGTGGTTCACATTGATGGTGATGTTGCCGTAGTCGGTAAAACAGCGGCTGAGTTGTGTGTAGAAATACAGGCGCTCCTAGATAATTACCACGGTAATATTACAAATGCAGAAGCGCTGGGAGTGCTTGCCATTGTGAAGCACAACCTGTTGATGAATACCGAAGATGAAGCATGATTACCGAAACCCAAGATATGACGGCTGTTAATGCGATATTGACCCATCCGGATATCTGGAAAGACATTGCCCCAGAAGGTGTTGAGCCATTTGATACTCCTCATGTTCCAGAATTGATTTATCATCTGGTCAACGATGGTGATGGCGTCATTGTGTATCATGAATTCAGAGATGGATTGAAAATCCACCCCAATATGCTAAGACGCGGTAAAATGGCCTATCAGGCAGTGGAAGATTCGATACAAATGATGTTCGCACAGGGTGTCACCACCATCTACGGCGAAATCGATGCGAAGCTGAAACATGTGATCAGGTTTGCCAAGGCATTGAAATTCAAAAGTACAGAACAAGGTGGGAGCATACTTTTGAAAAGAACTGTGCAAGGAGGGTAATCGAATTTCATTCGTAAAAGACGTCTTTTTCGGCGGTGCTGAAGAGAGGGCAGGTCGAAAGCGTGTCAAAGGCATCACTCAAGCTATCGAAGAACAGCAGCGCCAATTCGATCTGACACGAGAGGATTTTGCTGGATTTCGTGAGCGGGGCGGTCTCGCTGGTGAAGAAGAGGCTGCATTACTGGGTATACGCGGCACAGAGGCCGAACAGGCGGCACTTGGTCGCTTTAGAGAGTCACCAGGCCAAGCCTTTCTCCGTGAACGCCAGGAACGCTCCCTATTGCGCAATGAGGCGGCTATTGGCGGTCTGGGTGGCGGTAATGTACGCACAGCCCTTCAAGAACAGGCTTTTGGTATAGCTTCAACGCGACTGGGCGAACGTCAAGACAGATTAGGCCGAGTTGCTCGCGGCGGTCTGGAAGCAACAACGACTGGAGCGGGAATTGGTACGAATATTTCGACCAATATCGCGGAATTATTGGCGGGTCGCGGAGAGGCTAGAGCGCAAGGAATTTTGGGCCGAGCATCGGGGATCAGGCGCGGTGTAGGCGGTCTAGCCAGAATCGCAGGAGCTTTTGGATAATATTATGGTACACACGGCCGCTTTGGTAGCAACAGGACAGCCAGTACAGTCGCCCATAACTAGCGGTGGTCCGTTATCGCGCATCGGCAGAAGTCTTAAATCTGGATTCCTCGAGAAGTTGGTTACTGGTGCGTCTGCAGCTGCTGAAGGCGTTGATGCGAGTACGATTCGGCTGAGACGTGGTGCAGTTGATTTGCAACAGCAAGAGTTGGAGACGAATCAGGCTGAGGCTGCGCGACAGCAACGTCAACAAGAGCTGGCAAACGAAGCTTTTGGCGGTGGACCGAATAGTGACCGCGCCGCGGCTCAGATGGCTTTCGAGTTTCCAGAAATCTTTGAACAGATCTCGGAGAGCATGGGACTCAGGTCACAGGCGCAGAAGACGGAAGCGGCGGACTTCGCTTTACGTTTACAAGCCACCCCATTTGAAGAACGACAGACATTGATTAACCAACGCGTAACTGAACTTGCAGCTGTCGGCCGCGATCCGCAACACACAGCGAGCCTCTCAGGCCTGTCTGAGGAGGATCAGAACAACGCGCTACGTGTAACCGGATTGTTGGCATTGACGCCTGAACAGCGTGCTAGAGGTGCTAGAGGCGGTATTCCAGCGGAACAACAAACATTTGAGTCGCTGATTGCAGGATTTGACCCTGAAGAACAGGAACGAGCGCGACGTGTCGAGGCTGGGTTATCCCCTAGGGCGGTTGGAGCGGCCACTATCACTACCGCAACTACACCAGGATTGACCGAGCAGGTAGCAGTATCGCAAGAGGAAATCAGACAACGAACTAAGTTCGCAGAGATGACTGGAGCTTCTAGGGCGAAGGCTGTTGACAAGGGATTTACCACCATTCAATCAATCGACAAGAATGTAAGGAATATTGATCGTGCGATCACGGCATTGAACGAAGGTGCCTCAACAGGTGCTATTGAGAGCCGATTTTTCCCCTCAATACGCGAAGCCTCAGTCGTACTGGATCAAATTCAAGGCGAACTCGCTCTTGACGTAGTCGGCGCTGTTACGTTCGGCGCCTTGTCACAAGGGGAATTGGATTTGGCACGCTCTACCGCGTTACCGACAGGTTTGCAGCCACCAGAACTGATTAACTTTTTGCAAGAAAGAAAGATAGCACAAGAGAAATTGCGGGATTATTACGTCGCCCAAATTGATCATCTTGATCAAGGTGGATCGATTGCCAGTTTCCTACGACAGCAACAGCGTCAAGCGGTAACACCTGCTAACGATATGACGGATGAACAAATCAGAGTAGAACTAGGATTGTAAATGGCAACGCGGCAAGAATTACTTGCGGAAGCTTCCAGACGAGGTCTGTTATCGCCGCAACAGCAAGCCGCTTTCGATGAGGCTCAACGACGTGGTTTGTTAGGCGCGGAACCAACCCAACTCCCTTTGATAAGTCCTACTGTTGAGGTAGCACCGCAATTAACACCAACTGCGTTACCTCCGGTAGTCGCAGAAGCTGCTGGCGGCCTTACCCGAGGTGTAGCGGCCATACCTGATTTCTTCATTGATGCTGCGAATACGTTGGTCAATGCGGTTAATGAAAACCCGGCTTTAGCCGCTGCTGGTTCAGCCATTCTTGAGCCTATTTTTGGAGCAAGAGAAGATATAGGCCAGATTCCCAGAGTCCAAGAGACGCTAGAGGATGTCACTGGTGGTGCATTCGGGGCCAGAGATTTCATGGAACCAGGGTTAGCCAGAACAGTTGTTCAAGAGGGAGGTGAGTTTGTGCCCGCTATGGCAACTTTGGTGACCGCTGGCCGCCAAGTCGCAACCCGCACCGCACAGGAATTATCTGAAGCGGCAGCACGAGAAGCTGCACGAGTATCTGGTTTCCAAAGGGTAGGAGATACACGGGCCGTTAGACAAACTATTTCTGAAGCTGGTGAGGTCGTCACAGATCCATCGGCTCGAGCGGCGATTCGACAAGGATTTGGCGAAGGCGTTATCGCACAGGTCAAAGCAGCTTCTAAAAAGACAAAAGAACGCATGCGGCGGATGGTGAAAACAACTCAGCAGGGTCTAACTAACGAGGCGTTCGCCGCTAAAAACCGTCCCGCGGATGTGGCCGGCGAAACTGTAGCTAACCGTATTGCTGGAATTGCCAGGGTAAATAAGCGTGCGGGCGCCGGGATCAACCGAGAAGCTAAGAAGTTAGCTAATCAAAGAGCGGATTTCTCTCCAGCTAGCACTAGATTTCTGGATGATTTAGAAGAAATTGGCGTATCAGTTGGTGATGATCTCAAGGTTAATTTGCGAGGATCTGACATAGAAGACATTGCTGGCGCTGAAAAGATGCTCAATACCGTGTTACGAAGGCTGTCAGATGTTGGAGATAACGCGCTTCAAGGCCATCGGCTTAAGCGATTCATCGATGAGCAAGTAAGTTTTGGAAAACGCGGCAAAGAAGGCTTGAGTGGAACAGTTGAACGGGTATTAAAAGGTCTCCGGAGAAATGTCGATGGTGTTTTGGATGACGCTTTCCCGGCCTATCGAAAAGAGAATGAGATATTCGCGGAAACCCGTGAGGTTCTTGATCTTTTCCAAGACGCGGCGGGTAAGTCTATCAATCTTGAATCAGCCAATGTGGCCAAACAGATTGGTACGCTTTCTCGTAGACTCTTTAGTAACGTTCAAAGCCGGGTGAAATTGCTCGATGCTGTGGAAGGTTTGGATACGGTAGCGGCCAAACATGGAATAGATGTCTCAGACGATGTAGTTGCTTTAGCTAGATTCGCGGATGAACTGGATAATGTTTTTAAACCGGCTGCTAGGACGTCTCTACGAGCCGAGGTAGCGAAGGCTGGCGTAACTGAGGGCAGGGCAGGGGTTACTCGAAAACTCGCTGAAAGAGGCGTAGAGCGGCTTATGAGGATCAATGATCAGGAAGCTCTGAAAGCGATTAAAGCGGTGCTAGCGCCGTGATGATCTCCAGCCTTGGATGGCGGGAATGATGACCCTTCCTAGAACCTGATCTAAAATGATTAATCCTGCGATCCAAGGGAGAAATGTTGGTGAGATTGCCCAAGTCAAGGCGAGAATAATTAGTATGATCATGGCGTTCTCCAATATTTGGTTTCTCCCGCCCATCCATATCACATAATATATAGTTTTAGGAGCAATGGGATATGGCTTACCGCTTCAGAACCCCGAGGTTTGACGTAGGTACGGGGATCGCCAATTTCGCCGGGGCAAAACTCGCATTTTTCGATTTTGGCACAACGACCCCTAAAACTACATTTAGCGACGTCGGTCTCACGAGCGCTAACACAGACCCAGTCATCGCCGATCCGGACGGGTTGTTTCCAGACATATTCCTGGATATCAGGGCTACTGTAACGTTATCGAGTAGTGCTGATGTTGTGATATGGGGACCTTTGGACGTCGAGGCTCCTGAAGGAGAAATTGCTGCTCTAGCAGCGTCCGCCATATCGGTTTTAGACACAGCAGGAGATTTTGTTGGCACCAACGTAGAGACGGTGCTTACCGAGATATCGGATAACTTCCTCAAGCTCGGTCGCGTCAACACGATCACTGCCATTCAGACCTTCACAGCCGCACTCCAGATAAGCGATCAGGAACTTAGGCGTCCGGTACTTTTGGATTATGCGCTCAAACACAACGTTATCTCGAGCTCGGCCGGAATACTCACAATTGACCTAACGACAGGCAATTCATTTGTCACGACACTCACAGAGAACGTCGCTACAGTGACAATCAGTAACCCGCCCGCTACAGGCGCTTATGGTCAATTCGTCCTCAAGATCATTCAGGATGGCGCTGGTGGTGCATTCACGGTTACCTTCCCATCATCGGTGAAATGGCCGAGTGGTGCTGCACCCGTGATCACTGTCACCAATAACGCGATTGATGAGATTACATTACGGACTATCGATGCGGGTACCGAGTGGCGAGGATCGTTTAGCCAGGCATTCGCCTGATGCTGGTTCACCAAACATGGGACTCGGAAGGCCCCGGCGTCGCCTCTGTCAATATCACCGACCGAACAGTTTCTAATTTTCGGCCAGGTGGAACGGCTCATTCTGGGGTAAAATTAGATTTAGCCGGGGTGCTGTCTACGATTAACGCACAGGGTGGATTTAGCGCAGTATCTGGCGAGTGGCTTTTGTCAGGCAGTGCATCATCTTTCTTTGTACAACGTACTATCATATCGGGGACGCTCGAGGTAGATCCTGGTACTGGCTTTTTACAACTGAATGCCGATCGAATCTACGACAATCAAAAAGAATCAGCGGGGATAAAAACAACTGTTGTTTTTTTTGAGATTGCGGATGATGGTATTGGGACTACTATATTCGACACTGCAACAATGACCTTCATATCTGAGCAGGGCGAGGGGCGTTGACTTTATATCTGATCATGGAGAGATGTAATGACAATTTTAGCAGATGGCCGAATAGCCACCATAGATACGATTATTTTACAGGTGTCTGGTGCCGCTGTGTTGCCAACCACCAAGGTGACTTGTGAGAGAATAACATTCTTCAATGAAAGTGTGGTTGAGCAAACGGCAATTCTGTCAGTCAAAAAGTTTTCTAAGACACCCGTCAAATTGCGTCAATTCATATTACTTCAGAATGAAGGTGGAGAATATCTTGAACCTGGTGATACTCTTCCGCTAGACAATGGCGATGCGCTAATTGCGCAAACAACCAATGCTGATGCCGTCAATTTCATTGTCTTTGGTACACGATCATGAGCGTATTTCAAGCGAATGGAAAAACCTATGATAGACGGGGCCGCCTGCTTCGTCATACGCATGATGATGCGGTCATTAATAAATTTCTGGTGGATGTTACTGGTCATGTTATATCTGACGTGTTGGGGAACATGATGCTTAATCGGCGTCCATGAACAAATAATACCTGGAGAGGTTGAAATGTCATTTCATGACCAATCAGTAGGAGAGAATAATCATCCCGTTACCGCCAATCCGAATCCAACGGGTGCTGGTTATGCTGATATAGCAGCGCGTGATGCTGATATTAATTTTAATACGAGCTTATCAAATTTCGATAAATTTATCCGAGTAGAAAACCCGCTTAGTCTATATTGGCTAACAGCATCTGGCGATTTCAAAGAAATTACGAGTACTGAACTAGATGCTGATGTAGTACTGAACAATGCCCATAGAATCTCCGATGGTAAGAACCACTCGGATGTAGTACTGAATAACGCTCATAGAATATCGGACGGGAAAAATCACTCTGACGTTGTGTTAAACAATGCTCACCGGGCTTCGGATGGTTCCGACCATAGCTTCATTGATCAGAGTGTAACAATTCTCAGTACACCTACTTTCCTTAAAGCAGTTATTGGTACTACTGTAACTCCCGATGGAACTTTACATGTGCATACAGGAAGTTCAGGAGCAGTTTCCGCAAGCAGTGTAGCAAACGCTCTTGTTATAGAGGATTCTACAAACAATGGTATTTCGATATTAACTCCTGATACAAGTACCGGAAGACTTATTTTTGGTTCACCCTCAGATCCTTTTGGAGCGTTTTTGGCATGGAGTGATTCAGTTAGTGATTTCGCTATGGGATCATCAAAAATAGGTGCTAACTTCAGACTTACCAGCGATCAGGAAACAACCAATTTAACTTTGTCGGGAGGGGCAGGAAGTCAATTAGCTACCTTTGCAAAGGACGTTACGATTAATGGTGCTTTATCAGGGTTAACTCAGCTAACCGTTGATAATATTGACATTAACGGAAATACAATTTCTGCAACTAATATTAATGGCGACTTAATACTTGATGCTTTTGCAGCTGGTACTGGAGTTGTAAAAGTCACCGACCAATTAGAAATTGCAGGTTTCACCTCACAATTGCTATTGACCGATACTGATAACGATAAAACGTTTATAGTTAAAAATAACCTAGGTGACTTTTCAATAACAGAAGTAGGAGGTAATAATTCCTTTAAGATTTT